TATCGGTAAAACAACTTCTCAACTTTTTCTAATGATAATGTCGGCTAAGTTGTACGATTGGAAGTGGCTTATGTATTGTCCTGAAAACGAACCTGTAGGTGACTTGATGATAGATATTGCTGAGATGTATTGCGGTAAAACAGCCGATAAAGACTTCTCGGATAGAATCGACCAACAAGAATATCTTAGAGCGATAGATTGGGCTTACGAACACTTTACGGTGCTTACGTTTGATGAAACACCAACTGTAGAAGATGTCTTAGGGGCATTTGAAGAGTATATGCAAGTGGTAAAGGTAGATGGAGTATCTGTAGACCCTTTAAATGATTTAAGAGCAGCAGAGAAGCAATCTAAGTATGATTACTATTACGATGCTTTAAGTAACATAAGGAGATTTATTAAAAGACATAAAGTATCATTCTATCTTGTGGTCCACCCAGGAACAGCAGCTAACAGAAGGCGAAACGATGATGGTACTAGACCAGCACCTAATATGTCTGATGTAGAGTACGGGGCTATGTTCGGTAACAGAGCAGATAACTTTATCGTGTTCCATCGTAATCCTCAGAGTGAGAAGTGGAACGTGACTGAGATACATATTCAGAAGGTGAAATTTCAAAAGTTAGTCGGAGTACCTACACCTGAATTAGACCCGATTTGTCTATTCTACTCGTACCAAAAGAGAAGATTCCAATACCTTAACGAGAACGGTAGTCTAGTAGACCCGATTCAAGTTGCCGATAATAGAGTTAAACCTAGTAATGTATTTTAATTATGTCTGATGAAATTACAATGAAGTCAATCCAATTATTAAGAGATTGCGACCCGAACCTAGACGAGATGGGTAGTATGGATAAGTTTATATCGCATCAGTTAGAGTTAGCGAAGATGCGTGACCAGTACGTGAGTTATTCTAACCACCCACAAGCTGATAAGATGAAGAAGCGATTAGAGGTATTTGAAGAGAGTAGCCAAGCGTTTACTTGGGTTTACTTTATGATGATGCAATTTAAGCGAGAAAAGGTGTTAGCCCAAGCGAATGAATTAGAGATGGCTAATGCGGTTATAGAGTTGAAGTACGAGTTGGATTTATTAACTAAATTAAATAATGATGAATAAAAAGGAACTTGAGTTATTGGAAAAATTTGCTTTGAAGCATAATGTTGAATGTAAACCGACTAAGGGCGAAACAGCTTTTTGGGATTTCACTTACGAGTGGGATAATAGAAAGTTCTATTGCGAGATGAAGCAACGCAACTTCACTTTAGATTATGCGATTGAGAATTACGCTGAGGGCTTACTCCTAGAGATGCACAAGTACGAAAGGATATTAAGGAGAACTAAGAATGAAAAAGCAGCCCAAGGTTTATATTTCAATTTCTTCAGCGATAATAAAGCGTTAGTCTTTAATCTTAACAAGATGAAGATAGATAAGTGGCAATGGAGAACGATGCCTGAAACGACAGAGTTCAATAAAAAGAAATTTGTTTATAAGTATGTCACGTTTTTAGATTATAGTAAAGGAAAATTGTTTTATATTTGATTATTGTTGTGAGGGATTCATAACTTTGTTTTAGGTTTTTAGGTTAAAGAGAGAGGGTCGTTTGGATTCTCTCTTTTTTTTATGTATATTTGAGAAACTAAAACAAGATAGATATGAGATGTATAGACAAATTTGCTAACAGAATAGGGTTAGATAAGATAATTCACTTTTTAGGAGGTTGGGTTGTTTATGATCTATTTGAAAGTTTGTGGGCGGTGTTTGTAGTTGCCACTATAAAAGAACTTTATGACGAGTATAGTTATGGAGGGTTTGGTTACTGGGATTCGTTAGCGACCTTCTTAGGTGGTGTAGCAGCTTTAGTAGTTTTAATAATTAAAGTAAACTTACTATGAGCAAAGTAGAAGAAGAGGTTTGTTTTAAGATTTTAAAACGAGCTGAGGTAGGTAAAGAGAAATATGGCACTACGATGGAGCGAAAAGATTTAAGTCGCTTAGAGTGGCTTAAACACGCTCAGGAAGAAGCGATGGATTTGTGCGTGTACCTAGAGAAGTTAATTAATGAAGAGAATAGTAAACCGTTCAAGTACGAGTGGAATATGACTAAATAGATAAAGGGGCTTTAATTAGCCCCTATTTTTATATCTTTATTTACTCTCGGTCTGACATATCGCTTAACCATTCATCCCAAACCTTTCTAGCTTGTTCTATTTCTTCGGGTGTTTTATCTTCTCCTTTATCCATTCTATAGGTATTGTTTTATCTGCCCACTTAATGTTGTGTTTCTCACACCATTCAGAGTAGGTCGTTTTACTTCCTTTAAATAACTTGTTTGTGTGCCTCTGAAAAACCATTCTAATATCTAAAGTAGGGTGCTGAGATATAACAAGTAACATCTTCTTCCTATCGTTAGATGTGAATCGACCCTTTAATTCCAAGATAATACCATTCGGTAAAATAACATCAGGAGTATACTTACGTTGCTCGGAAACTTCGTAGTATAAGTTAATAGTTTCGTACTCAAAAGGTATGTCTTGTTTATCAAGCTGTTCACATACAACTTTTTCATAGTTACTCCTGAACCTTAGCGTTGGGGTTATTTTCATAATATGTTTTTCTATTGTGACATTTGTGGCAAAGCCCTTGTAAGTTAGATTCTTTTAACTTAGCCCCACCCATTTTTATTGGCTTAATATGGTCTACTACATCTGCTGGAGTAGTTTCGCCCTTCTTCTCACAATGTACGCATAATGGATTTAATGACAAAATATAAGCACGCATCTTTCGCCAAGGTGCTTTACGATAAAACGAAGTATCACCACCCCAAGATTCATTCTTAGGTGTAGTTCTTCTCGGTTTAGGTAATCTTGGCATATAAAATTATACTATAGTTAGTTTAAATCCTTTTCCGTTGGTGGTTTCCAATAACTCATTGAGAGTTCTTCGTGATGCTGCAATATCCAGCAAAGAGTCCCCGTTGATTTGTGCGAACCTAGAGCCAACAAGAATACACCCTCTTGTGTCGGTGTTATAGTTTCCGTGGTGAATAAGTATATATCTTCTATTGGGAACATCATCTAATATAAAATGTTTTTTGTACTTATCCGAATATCTTGGTGAAACTTTATAAACACCTTTAGGTACACAACTAATATTAGTCATATTGTCCTCGTAAGGTAACTCTAAAGTAACACACTCAAAAACCTTCTCTAAGCCATCCCACAAAGTGAGATAGCCTAGAGTTTGGTCTATTCCTTCATCAAGCCTATTCAGATACGCCTTCAGCATCTGAAAATAGATTTGTCTTAACTAAAGCCTGAGCTTCTAGTTTTGTTAGTACCGAATTAAATGGATATTCCTTGCCTTCACCCATAGCGATTAAAGCTGAAACCTCTCCTTCTAATATAGAAAATTCATCTTTAATTATAGCAACCTTTTCAGAGTTAGCTACGCCTGGTTTATTCCAATTAAGGCTTTTTCGTACCCAACAAAACGCCCCTACTTCCTCAGCCTCTTCCCAAGACTCAGGTGTTTCCATAGTGACCATTCCATCTTCATCCATTGATACTTTTGAATACTTCCCTAATAAACCATCAGGTATAGCGTTCTTGAAATCTTCTTTAGTAATACTAAAGTATAAGTTATAGTTACCTGTCATCGCTAGAATTGTTAGATGATAATACTATCATAGTTAATACTGCTCGTAAATCTTCAGGAGTTATAGTGTTCTTTCCACCTTGGAATAAGTCCTCGATAGAATCAAGCAACTCAGCTCTAGTTCGTTTGTCACTAGAAGCTACTAACACCTTTCTATCTGAATTAGTTCCTACTAAGGATTTATATCCGTTTCTTAAAGTTGAACTTTTATAATCTCTTTTTGCCATTTTTATTTTTTAAAATCCGTAATCTGATGAGAAATCATCGCTAAATGAACTCGATGCTTTGTGTTTGTTTAACCCTGCTTTGTAGTTTTGCTCTACTTCGTCTGATGATAATGCTCTGTTGTAGATTCGTACATCGTCAATTCGTTCAGAATAA